GTGCGAAGAAAATAACTTGAATAGGTCAAATCTTCATAAGACATTAACAAAGGTAAATCATCACAAAGGTTATAAGATTCTAGAAAAGATCAATCTAGTTTGATACCATTACCAAAGGGAACTTCGCCATCTTTAGTAGAGATGAACCACTCAAAGTTTTTCTGGTAGACTCGCTCACCAGATCCATGTTCTTGAAGGATTGAGTTCAGTCTAGCTTTGGTGGTATTAGTCTTCCATCCCCCATCAAACAATTCGAGCCAGGTATCACCTACCATTGCAATCAGGTTGTTATACAGATAGACGAAAGATACACCTTCAATGTTAACAACTTGAGTATTGTCCTTTTTCCAATCAGTCTCGGTGCTGATGGCTTGATTCATTTGTGATTCGATTTTACGCATTGTGGGAAAGTTCAGTGGTGATACTACTGGTACACTTTAAAGGGCCCAGTTTCAGTGAGTGAAGACTCCGAGAGCATTAAACTCGGCAGGGATTTGCTTCTCTGCAATACGCTTACCGTTGATCTGGAAAGTATAACGCAGCTGTCCTTTTACAGTCTTGCTAACTTTACAGGTCAGGCAAACTTCTCTGGTTTTGTTACCTTGAAGATCCCAGGTTGGGAAGTAGTGATTGCAAACTCCAGGCAAGCGATAATCAACAACACCATTACGTTGTTGATAGTTTTCCAGTGCAAGTTGCTCAGAGAGTTTCTTGCTTTCGAAGAGGTCGTTGATGTTCATACTATTGGTACACTTTCAAGGGCCCAGTTTCAGTTACTGCTGGGTGCAATAATGTCGGCAACAGTGTGCAATGTGTTCGATGTGATGTTACGAACTCCTGGCGAGAGTATCATCGCAACAGCAAAAATGAGAAGAATTGTTTTCACTTTTGATGGGTTCTTGAATGTTAATGAACGTGCCATCAATCGCGGTCAGAAATGTTCCAAACAGTTGTGGGTTGAGGTTTAATCAATCCAGCACGAACTTGTGCGCGATACTCTTCTTCTTTCTGCAAGCGTTTCATATAAGATTGAATTGCCATTTGCACTGCAGGATCATTCTTTGCAGCATCGTTGAGAATGAACATTTTATCGGGATTGTTGCTTGTCATACTACTGATACAGTTTAAAGGGCCCAGTAACTTTATTTGAAGCTGACATTGACGCCAACAACTTTACAAGATGGGTTGCGAATGAGTGCAGTTTCTCTTGCAGATTTGGGGTCAGGAGCATACACTTCCTCAATGAAAGTTTTGCCGCCTTGATACAATTTGACTTCGTATTTCATACTTCAATACCTCACTTTAGAATGGTTTCGACCAGAGCACAATTTAGTTGAAGTTCGAGATCAAAAGAACTACCAATATAGAAATCATCTTCATAACATTCACCATCATCATCAAATTGCTCTACAATTTCAATCTTTTGATCTATAATTTCTTTAATTTTAGATTGAAGTTCTGAAATAAGATACTGTTTTTGATCGTTAGTAAAAGTGATGCTCATAATACTTTAATCAGTAAAGAGGACAGAAAGTTCCACACCAACCGCGAACCCATTCTAGAGTTTCACGGTAAGATGTGCGGGGTTTGGACATAGGCATCGACACATTCTTTTCGGGATTGTATGCAATAGCAATGAACTTGTCGTTCACTTGCTGAATCCACATTTGGTTGACTTTACCTTCCTTCCAGTTGGTGTGGTAGGAGTAGATTTCGGAAACGATGTTGTTGTTCATACTACTGGTACACTTTCAAGGGCCCAGTTTCAATCACTGTTCCATCCATACCATACAAGAAGTCCAAGAATTACAGCAACAGGAACAACAATCCACCAGTATTCTACCAGCAACCAGATACCAAACAGAATTGCACCAAGTATCAAATAACCACCAACATCTCCAGAATCTGATGATGATGAATTGCCACTCGATTTGTTATAGGAACGACAGCACCTTACACTACATCCAGGGTTTGCACGTTGTACTCTAGCAACTGCATCTTGTGATGTTGCAGCTTCTACAGTTTCTGTGTAGTATTGAAAGTAACCACTATTCGGACCAGGGCGAACTTCGATGTCATGTAGCATCACTACCAAGTACCTCTCTGAATGTGAATCTTACGAATTTCGGAATAAATGAAGCGTTGAAGTTTAGGATCGGTAGTGCTATCAAAAGCATAATACAGGCGATTCAAATAATCATCTTGTGTGGCACCTATGTTACCATCACCACCGATGTCATTGAGTGATGAACCTGCTGATACTTTGTTGCGTCCGAAGTTACCAGACACACGACCAGTTGTTCTCAGTTTAGGACGGATCTTTGAGAGGTTAGAGTAAGTCATTTGTCAATAAAAACCAATATTTTTTTCGATTTCAGATTCATCATCAAGTTGATAAACTTCCATGAACTCGTAGATTAGTTCATCATCACTCAACGAATGAATACGCCTCTTTTCATATTCTGGATCATAATCATCCTCCTCATGGTAATCATATTCGTATTTGTTAATTAAACTTTCACGAAGTTCAGAGATTCGTTGCACATACTTTTCAATGTGGTCCGTGTTGTTGTCAGTCATTCTTCTAAACGAATAAATTGATTCATCAGAAAGCTGAGTGCTTCTTTGAAAGTTTGGAAGCGATGTGTGGTTCTCATACTACTGGTACACTTTAAAGGGCCCAGTTACCAGCTCTTGGGAGTCACAAAGTTTGCATAAGAGAATGTTTCACGGTCCACTACTTTATGTGTCCCATACTTGTTGCTGATAACATAACCTTCGTGGAAACTATCCTCACCATTGATAGAACATTCAATCTGATCCATTTCGTGAATGAACAGGAACAAATCATCCTTGATAGACTTCACCAACTTCCAAAGCCGTAGGACATTCACATCACAATCACATTTCTCTGCAATTTCATTCTCATCCACGACCTTTTGCTCACGGATGCAGGCATTGATCTCTTTTTTGATTTGTGATGCCTTGCGATCAGACACAAACTCACATAGAGTGCTCATTTGCTTGGCAAACTTACACACATCCTCCAAATCTTCACGATAAGGGTTCAGTTCCACAGAAGGCTGAACGAACAGACAATTTTTAGTGCTGATCAGTTTGTTCATCAAAGGAGCAGCAGTCATCTCACGAATGTCATCAGCACCGCTGTAGATTGTATGCGGAGCGATGATAATGTCCTGACGAACTGGAGCAGGAAACTTGTAAGTAATCAGTTGCGGTTTGAATGTATCAAGACCACTTCCAAAACCAATAAAGTCACCTTGCAGCACTTGTTGAGTGCGAGGCAGAAAATCAAGACAGAAAATGAGAATCTGTGCTACACCAGGTTGATGGCCAAAATGAGTGAAGATGTCATCTTGATTATAGCAAAGGCGGATTTTCTTCTTGTTAAATGCTGCTTTGGTGCAGACAAAGAACTTACCATTCTGCGGATTTGTACCCCACACAATAGCAGGGCTTCCATCCATTTTGACACTGATAGTAGAATCTACCTCAGAGAACCAATCGAGAACTGACAGATTGCCAGTCAGGATCTCATCTTCAGGATGCTCCAAATGTAGATTTTTCGTCATTTGCTTGATGCTCATACTATAGGGACACTTTCAAGGGCCCAGTTACTTAGACATAAAAAAAGGGGATAAACCCCTCACTCAACGACTTGATTGTAAGTGCTCTTGACTTTATCAACCAGTGCGTTACGCTGTTCTGCAGTGATTAGATTGTTGCGGGTGAAGTTAATGAAAGCAAAAAGTCCAACGAGTTCCATAACACCATTGAACACTGGGATTGCATCAACAACTGCAACAACCTCATGAATAAGAAGTTGAGCAACAATCACGACAAACAGAATAGCAGTAGAGAGACCGACATTCTTGAGAAGTTCATTGGAAACATTCTCATTCACGAAAGTCTTAACCTGTGCGATTTTGTCTTGCATTTGGTATTGATTGTGGAGCAGGGTGCTCCTGACACTACTAATACACTTTCAAGGGCCCAGTTTCAATCAACGGGCAACTTTGCTACACTCTTACCCTTCTTGTGGTCATCAATGAACTTTCGTGCAGAGCTTTCAGTCCTACACACCTTCAACTGTTGACCGTTATGTATAACCATCAGTTGATTACCATAGGGCACGGCTGCATAGTTACCTTTGCCGATAATAAATCCCTCTTTCATACCAGAAACCTCTTCTCATATTCCAGCAAATCTGTAGGCGCTGGAATAATGTTATCGTCGTATTCTACAGCATTTTCCCATCTTGCACCAGTCTTCTGATACAGTTCGATGTCAAGATGTTGATACTTAAGGTTAGTTGGAACGTGAACTTTATAGTCAATTCCGTCATTCTCAGTCAACATACTCAGCCGCTTGTTCTCATCCTTTGTGACTGTAATCGTGGAGCAAGACAACCAGAACAGATTCTCAAATACATCATAATCAGACAGGTATTTGTCGGGATTGTCCATGATCATTCGGCCGATGAATTGTGGAGACAAACAGTGATCATGAGTTCGCTCGCTAGGATTATCCTTTGCTTGCTCACTTATCAGACCAAGGTGATTAACCTGACCACAATCAAACACACCAATGTAGTACAATCGTGTGATGGGTCGGAAGAAATCAGGGTTGCCCCAATTCACTACATTAGCACCCAGAGAGTTGAATGTAGTTTGACAGTAGGCTTTCCAGTTCTTGGAGTTCATTTTGAGAAAAATCGGTGTTTTTGTTGCGGTGGATGGGTTCTAGGTCGGTTGCAGTGAAATTGCAGAAAAATCAAGGTTTCGGGCTAGGTGGCCACTTGAGTCTTGGGTGAGACTCACCGCCTCACCACACTGATGGCAGGTTCTCCCTTCTGGAAGATAGTATCAACAACTGCCTGCACACTGCGAGCGGTGCTGATACCAACCTTAGAGTACACAGGGATACACACAAGACCGAACGATTTGCTATACTGACTCAGGTTGCCAGGTTGGATACGTCCATCGCGCATACCTTTGGCATCATCGTGATGCAGACGGATGCAACGGCCGATGGTCTGACTGATACCAATGAAGTCCATGTTACGCAGGAACAGCACTGCTTCCAGACCGCTGACGTTGATACCTTCAGCTAGGATGCTGTGGTGAAGCACAACGAACTTCTTATCGTTATCCTTACCCCATGCGCTCAGAGTGTCAAAGAACACCTCACGATTGACTTTCTTGCCGTCAATAACTGCACCAGTCTTAGCAGTAATATACATCCAGGAATAACCGCGACATTCCAGTTGGAAACAGAAATCAGTTTCAGTCACCAGCGATACGATTTGCTTGGTTGCCTTAGCACAAATCAGAATCTTGCCAACCTTGTTGTCATCAATCGTTTCCAGCAGATTCTCAGAATCGCGGTCGAAGTTGGTCTGCTTACCCTTCACCATCTCCAGTTGCTTGACAATCACTTTAGGAGGCACAATGTAGCCGCCTTCGACAAGTTCAGGAGCAGGAACTTTGCAGATGACTTGACCATACACAGCAGCATCATTCATCCCAGGTTTGCCAACTGCCAGAGAATGCTTGGGAGTTGCAGTGAAGAAATAGCAGCGACGTGCATTAGCAGCAAAGTGCTCAGTTGCAGGGAAAAAGTGACGCTGAACACTGTTATGTGCCTCATCAAAGTAGATCGTATCCACATCAATTCCTGCCACTTGCAGACGCGAAAGAGAGTTGTAGGTGGTGAAGATCAGTTGGTGACGATTAGCAGCAGCACACATACCAGCGTGAACAGCAATGTCATCAGGTTTGGTAGTGCTAACGTGGTGAGTTTCGCCACTGTGAACGTGCAGAACTTCAGCGTTAGTGATGAACTCCAGAAACTCAGAAGACAGCTGCTCAGCAAGCAGAATGCGAGGAGCAACAACTACAATAGTCTGGGGAGTTTCAGACTGCAACTCACGCAGAGCATCATAGATCATCTTGAGAGTCTTACCGCCGCCAGTAGGAACAATGATCTGACCTTTAGCATGTTGTTGCATAGCAGCAACACCACGTTCTTGATGCGGACGGAGTTGGATTTGCATTGGAATCATCATGTAGTATTAGGACACTTTGCAGGGCCCAGTATCAGTTATCTTTCTGTTTGTAGTAGTTCAGTTTATCAATCACACCTTGCATTGTAGCACGATTGTAACCATTTGCAAAGGATGGACTTCTCTCAGCTTCAGGATTAGAACTAAAATCAACATTCTTGGCGACATTAACACCTTCCTCAAGAAGGCGAATAACATCATCAAAGGCATAATCAGGGATTTGGATGTAATTCATTGTTCTCAGTGGTTTGATAGGTAAAGACAAAAATAGCACGCTTAGAGGTCAATCTGAGCGTGCTGGTGAGGTTTAATCAACCCCCGAACATTTCATCGAAAAGCCAATCACCAGAACGCTCTTTTTCTTCCCAGACTTTGTTAGCGTTCTCAGCAATCATCGCTTGTTCGATTTTAATGTCGATGGGAGAAACTGTACTGTGCCAGGTTCCGTTGCGATCTTGCCAGAGCATTGTTTTGAGTGTTGTCCTTATACTACTAGGACACTTTACAGGGCCCAGTAAATGTCAGGGTTGGTACTTCGATGCTGGAAGGTCTCTACCTTTGATGATGTCTGCATGTAGACGCTTACCAGCTCTTACCATTTTCTTCTTCTCATCTCTGGTATATTCGCGCTTGGTTGTTCTCTCAATGGGTTTGCCCTTTGGTGCCTCTGCTTTCTTCTTGGTGAGAAGTTTAGATGCTTGCTTTTCTAAATCTCTTGATTTAGGTTTTGCTGTTGAAGTCTCTCCGCCAGACTTTGCTGCTCTTCTAGCAAGTGCTGCTTTTCTTCTTTCTTCTTTTGCTGCAGCTAGTTGTCTTTCTCTTGCAGAACCACGCTCTTGTGTTGGTGCTTGTGTTCTAGTGTCAGAACTACGCTGTTGACCAATATCTTTGCGTGGTTTGTATTCCTTTGCAGGAACAGTTGTGCCACCTGGTCCTCTCTTAGTTCTACGTCTCTCTGCTTCTGTTTTCTTGCGTTCTTTACCGATTCTTCCACCTTCACCTTGGCGAGTGATGGAAGCACCACCACCCCAGCCAAGTTGTTTAGCAGCATCAGAATCAGATTTCTCGCAGAGAGACATGAATTGTGAAAAGGTACGCATTGGACTATCTAAACACTTTTTTAGTATTTAGAACTCCTCTTCCTTTGCTTTGTAAGAACCTTTGAACACACGTCCTTCAGCATAAAACTGTTTGACACGTTCGCGGCGAGTGGCAAGCAAGAGATCGTATTCTTCTTGTTGTTGCTTAGTGAATACGAAATCTTGACGATGCCATGCTTCTTTCAGTTCTTTGATGTGAGGAAGCACGTTGGGGATTTGTTCAATCATGTGGCCAGAATAAAGGTTAAAGGGTCAGTGTGGAGAGTTTAGTGGACAGTCTGTAAACTGTCAGTAATCAATGTTTCCGTTAAGATATTCGTTAATATCAAACTTTGAGTTTAGAGTTGGATACAGTCGATCTTCCTCATCAAAAAGAAATTCATTCATATCTCCAACAAAATCAAAGTTTTCCAACTCTTCAATTTGAATGTCGTCGAAGAAATCCATAGTGAATGGGTGATTACATTATTAGGACACTTTACATGGCCCAATTTTTATCAACGACTCATGATTGCCTTCATTTCTGCTCTTTTTTGAGACTGTTGTGCCCTTGCTTCTGCACCAATCTCTTGGTGAACGTGTTTGATTTGCGATGCTTTTTGTGCTGCCTGACGCTTTGCAATTTGCTGACTATAGAAGTTAGGCTCCATGTGTGGAGTTTGTTCCATGAACTGTTGAAATGTCTTCATATTCAGGATGTTTTTAGATATTTATTTTATTCAAACTCAATAGTTCTATTTGAATAATTGGATGGTGGAACGTGATATTCTGGCATACCAGAAGTTTCTAGAATTATTTCTACTTTAGTTTCATCATTCCAGTGACGAATTGCATTTGCTACGATGAAACAATTTGTGATAAGAATAGACATAAACATTACAAGACGAATGCCTGCAACAATATCTGCCTCTCTATTATCCTTGCTTGCCTTTTCTCCCAATGCTTTAGCTAGCAATCTCCATGCACTTTTTCTTTTCATAATCAATCACAGAACTCCATATTAAATGCTATTGATATTCTATCCTCATCAGAGTTGTTCATTTCAACGGAATGCCTCATATTTGATGGAAATATAACCGTCTTACCTTCTTCTGGATGAAACATAGTGGAATAAACACACTTTGTTTGATTACGAATCTCCTCATCAAGAACATCTATAATTTTATGTTGAACAAAAGATTTTGGAGAAGGAAACACTAATCCACCACAATCTTTGGGCGTCTTTATCCATAAGACAGCAGAGAGATCAGATACAGGATGATCGTGCTCTGTATTATAGTCTCCCTTTCTGTTAATGTTAATCCACATATTGAGGAGTTTCATCTTTGTTTTGTAGCAAGCAGTCATATTTTGGAAGTTGTCCAAAATATATTTCAGAAATGGCTGAAAAGATTCCTCATTATGAAAATATGCGGGAGATTGCCATCCCCCGCGATTTGATATATGTATGCTATCTGGATTTTTTCCCCTATACCAATAGATCCAGTCAATCAATTCTGGTTGAACTGCAGAGAAATCTTGACAAACATCATCTATCACTATAGATGGAAATAATGCGTGAATCATTTACTTAAACTTCAGAATATACAGACTCTCTCGACTTTACAAACTCCAACTCTTTCCACTGTTTATTATAGCAAATCACAAGCAATCTTTCATTTTTGTGAATAGGACAGCATTCAAGGTTTATTTCATCTTTAGGACGAACAGTGTACTCGATGGTAACATATTCTTGATCCTTGAAGTAAATCCAACCCTCAACACCTTTTGTCCACTTAACATAGTGATTGACTTGTGGTTCGTAACTCATACAAAAAACGCATCTAGTGGAGATTGTTTAATTGGCATCGCGGTATAGTTCCGCGTTTCCTTGATATTTACACAAGCACCGATGGTCTTACTGTTGACTGGGGAGAAGTATTCTCTGGTTTTGGTGTTGTAAAAGGAATGAATAGTTCTTGTAGGAGCACCATTGTTATAGTCAAACTTACGAGTATTACATAACCAAATACTGACAACATTTCGTTTGAACTCAGTTGCTTCATAATAATATCCGTCTGGAGGAGAATGAAAGAAAGAAGATGGAAGTTCCAAGTTTTTTTATTCAACAAAGATATAATAACAAAAAACCGAAAGGAAGTCAAGGTTTTTGTTCCAGTATTTTAACTGTCCACCCTTTATGTTGTTTATATTTTCCATTAGCAACTTCACACATACAACCACAACTCAAATTATTCATTTTACAAAAGTTTTTTAATCTATTTGTAGTATATTTTTTACCGTCTGGACTTGTAATTTCATACAACTTTTTACATCTTTTATTAAAATATTGTTCGTTATGGTTTATACCTTTTCTTGATGGTGGTTTGATATTTTTTTCTTTTAAAGTATTTCTAATTTTTTCTTTCACTTCGTCAGTAAAAGAATAATTTAATCTACCCGCAAGTAAGGACTTCTTATGTTCCTCACTTAGTATCATATTTGCTGTTCCTTCTCCACCACCAGTTCTATTACGAAGAATACCAGTTCCTAAATCTTTTCTGCCAAATACAGAAATCATATAGATTTCGTGTCTAAATGCTTCTTCTTCAGTTAAATTTTGTTTGAGAAAGATGATTCTTCTTCTATCTTTTGGTGGTTGTATTTGCTTCCTTCTATTTTTATAATAAGCCCTATATCCTTTACCCTTTCCTATGTAATAAGGTGTTCCATCTTCACGCAAATATGCGTAAGTATAATACTTGTTATTCATACTGCTTTGTTTGTGGTTATACTTATTTATACAAGAAAAGGGGCATTTCTGCCCCAAATCTCTTTGCTTGAATAACCACAAACAAGCATCATTATTTATCAGCAATCATAGAACTTGTCTTTTGACATGTATTTGATTTGCTCTTGGAGTCGCATGATTTCATGTTGTTGTTCAGTGATTTTGTTTTGCAAATAACTGATGCGATCTTGATACTGTTGTTTAAGATCTCCAACCATTTCGTTACCGTGTTCGACGTTTTGAGTCATGTCGTAAAACTCTCAATTACACCAGATTCTACATCCTCAGCAAGAGCAAATGTTGGAGCATTAAGAATGTTTTCTTTCAGATCACTGTAGTATTTTTCATAAAAATTACCATCATCTTCTGTAGAGATGAGATCAAAACATTCGTTGTCATCTTCTGCAATTACATTCCAAATTCCACCATATTCACTAGAGGGAAACGGGACATAATGTTGAACGATGTAGAGAAACTTCTGTGCCATTTGTGTTGTTAAATTACTCCTTAATTGTAGTAGTTTTCGTCGCCTTCGTCAAGGTTATTTCGATCAGCAGCAAAGATAAATGCTGCACCGATTGTGAGTAGAGAACCCAATCCCATTCCAAGTAGAAAAGTCATCAATAAAACTCCGCGAGGTAATAATCAACAGGAACTTCAAGTTTAGCTGCTTCACGCTCAACTTCTTTCCAAAACTCTTCTGCTACTTTGTCCATTTCTGCTTTTTTGATGAGGTCTCGGATTCGTTTGGGGAGCATTTTAGTTAAAGTGCGATTCGTCTTTTGGTCGGATTACCTTGAAATAGTAAGTGAGCATCAGTGATACCAATGCCACCAACATCAGGTAAATGAAACTACCAACTGCAAGAGTCATTTGATTTGTGCAGAGGGCGGTTTCTTGAGATTCTCTATCGCTTTAGCACGATAGTATGAATCATAAAGTCGTTCATCGCGCTGAATTAGAAAGACATTCCAACCAAGAATGACAGCAAAGCCAATCAATCCAGCAACAATATACTTTTTGTTCATTTAGCAGAAACTCCAGAGTTCTTAAAGATCATATTTGCCAAGACAATGATAGCAAGATTCTGCCAGAAGGTCAAAAATACACCAAACCAAGACAGAATTAATCCAAGAAGTGCTGCTTCAAATAAAATGCTTGCAGTTACAAGAACAACAGCAGCAAAGAGAACACCAAAAGCAGTAGAGTTTTTCATGGGTCAAACAGCAAGAGCAGCAGAGGGGATTTCAACAACTTCAGGGAGTTTTTGTTCGTAGCAGTTCATATTGTAGCACACCCACTCACCATTACGGAAGACATAGGCATACTCTTCGTTGTTATCGGGAAGAAGATACTCACAGAGGTCAGCATCAAGACGCGGAGGGCAATTATCACCACGCTGAGAATAGTATTGAGGACCGTATTCTTCGGTCTTGGTAGGATATGCACCCCAACGATCTCCCGTCCAACGCTCATTAGTCCAGCAGGAACTCATATCACCACCATCAATCAGTTCGGCAGCAAGAGAACGTGAGTTGTAGTGAGTGTTCAGAATACGACCCAGCCATTCAGGATAACCATCCCAGTGGTGATAGGAAGAAAGAATACTACCATCAGAGAGTTCGATACCGATTCGGGAGCGAGTTGCCATTTGATCGTGTTGCTTACATTACTAGGACACTTTACAGGGCCCACAGATCAGCATCCAAACAAAAGACCTAGAGTTCCGCCAATAATTCCCCTGCGATCTATACAATCATCATAATACCCTGGATAAGGCCTAACAGGAACAAAGTATGGGCCTGGAGCACACGGAACTCTAACTTTAGATGTTCTTACATATCCTCCAACATATGTTCCATATTGAGTATAATATCCAGGAACATATTCTTCTACAATCTTATACGAACGACACTCATTATATACATTTACTTGCTGAGCAAACGCTGACTGTGGAGCAAT